GCTACCTACATAGTTATATACAAAACTAAGATGTTCTAATCCAAGAAATACAACTAATCCCCATATCAACCCATTTAGAGTTGATGATGTAATTGCGGATGATAGGGCTAATTCAGCTTTTCCTCGTTTTGCTAGTGGATATCCATCTTGAATAGTAGCTGCGGCACTATTAGCGCCTGGTATACCTAGTAAAACTGATGCAAAGGTATCTGCTGTTGTTGACGCAGCAACAGTAGCCATAATAAAAATAATCGCTGAATATTCATTTGGAAAAATATACATAAAACTATAAAGAACAATTAGCCCTGTTGTAGCTCCTGCAGAAGGGATTATTCCCACAAGCAATCCGTATAGTGTTCCTAGTAATAGTTCAATCATGGTTTATATGTTGTAATAAATATATCGTTATGATTATGATGTTGTATCCATGAGAGTTTGTGTTTTTGAGCAAATGATAAGATTAGGTTGTTTATTTCTTCAATTTTTCTCATCATAGTTTCGTCGTCTACATACCAATCATAGCTAGGATAGGTAATATTAAAGCCACCCGCCTCTTTCCACCATAAAAAGCTTTTTAAATCATTTCTGTAAATTAATTGAATCCAAGCGTTTGGGTATTGTCGTATAATTTGATCAAAATGATAAGGCCATTCATGACTCATTAACAATTTACAACCAGCAGATTTTCTCCAATCACTAAATGGTCTATTTAAATTTGCCTGATTCAAACTACAATTAAATTCCATTCCTGTACCAAAATAAGCATCAATATGTCCACTGTATTCATTATGACTATAATTACGATCAGGTCTTCGATCTGTTTTATTATACTTAGGATTTTGTTTAAGTTCTTGAGCAATACCACTCCAACGAGATCCTGGCACTCCTGTAAAAAATATCATATCTGGTAACATTATTTAGTCCATAAAAAAATCCATGCCCTTACGAGCACGGATTGAAAAAATTTAACGAACTTCCGATAGAGCGTTGTTAAATTATATATTAATCGAAAGGTTTTGACCAAACGAAGTAAAGTCTACCATTATTATCGCTTTTTATATCGAGAATGTCAATCCCAAAATAATCAGCACAGTTAACTATAAAGTTTGTTGACCACGGATAAAATGAAATCCATTTAGATTCTGGAGGATCATGTGGTAGTCCTGGATTTACTCTGAAAAATAGCTTACCATTTTTTGCTGTAAGAGATACCGCTTTTTCTAACTCAGAAAAAACTTTATCTGTAGAACCAAAATTAATACTTCCAAAAGCTATAATAACATCATACTTTTTATCAGTGACATATTTTAAAATAGAAGTTGAGATGTCTGCACACTTATTATAAGGATCAATACCTGTAAGATTTTGGATTTTATCTTTAAATTCGTTGTAACCACAACCGATATCTAATACAGCACGTGGATTTAAGCTATTTACTTCATTGATAATTGATAATCCAGAATATTTAAAGGATTTTGTTTTTGGTTGCCAAATTTCACTAAAATATATATGTAAAACTTTTTCATCAATTCTATCAACTAACTCACCTACATTAGTAAATTTTACATTATCAATACTAATGTTGAATATACCTTGAATTGCTTGTCGTAGTTTTTCATCGTTTCTCAAAAGTTGTGGAGATGTATGAAACATCTCTTCTAACTTAAATAGGATTTTATTGTTCATTTTCTATATCATGTACATAAAGTTGAAGTAACGCATAGTGAAGAACTTTCATTATGTCTTTACGAGCATCATCCCGCGTTCCTTTTTTACCATAACGTTGTGCGTATTTTAATACATTTCCAATACAGAATCCCGTCCCATGCCCGCCATCCATAATAAACTCAGTAGCTTGAAACTTATCACGAGAGTAGTGTTGACTATAGGTAGCATCAACATAGGCTTTAAACTCTTTGATTAAAGCATCTTCATTATATTTATATAATATAATTTTTTGTAATTCTACATCGTCATCTGTACGTAATTTGATTTCTATATTACCGTCTAGTGTGTATTCAACACTGATATCATCAGAATTAGCTATATGTCCTTCTGTTTTGATACGGTTTGTACTACCAAACTCACGTTCGTATACTGTTTTACCTCCATCGGGAGATTCATAGATTTTTTTACGTTGTGGGTACTTAGCAGGTATTTCTTGAAGTTCTTTTCTCATCTTTAATCTATTTTCTAGATCTTTAAAAGCTCGCTCTTCATATTCTGCAACAAACTTAGTTTCACGCTCCTCTTCTTCTTCACGAAGACGGCGTTTCATATACTCTTCATGTTTTTCATAAACCATAGATCACCTATTTAGAATGTGGTGGCATCCTGGTTTCTACAAACCAGACGTGTTTACGTAATCCAGGATGGTATTTACGCATACGAAGTTTTTTACCATCTCTGATTTGTCTAAGAGTTTTTGGATGGATAAAGTGGAATGAGGCACTATTACGGCTCTCACCCTCTGGCACCATATGTACTTTATTTAGTCTGTTTTTCTTTTTAGCAGCCATTAACTAACCTTTTGTTTGATTGCGTTAAGAAGCTTGACTAGGTTTTCTTTTTTATTAAGATTAACACCTTCAATCTCAAGCTCAAGGATCTCCTCTAATTCACGAAGCATCACTTTAACTGTTTGAGACTTATCATCTTCTTCTGTTACAGGTTTTTCGTAAATTTTTAACTGAACTAATTTACTTATAACACTTCTATAACCTTTTGAGAAGTACTCTGCTAATTTATGTACGTCCTTTTGTTCTTCTTCAGTATAAAGTTTAATTAGTTCGGCTTCTTGTTCGTCGTTCCAAGCTTTTACACTCATTTCTACTCCAATTCTAATTCAAGCTGCGTATTCCACACATATCTTTGCGCTACTGCATCGCTTGCATCTTCTAATAAGGGGATAAGAGAACTTACTTCATCTGCAGGAATAGAAAATCCCGATTTTGTTGGATACCATTGTCCTGTATCTCCATCCATAGCGTATTCGCGTATGTGAAGATATAAAGTTTCTCTAAATTCATTTATTGTTACTTTTACTGCATTACCGTTGGGTTTATGAAAAGCAGTTCCAAAGTCAATATTCATAAAATTACCGTTTGTTCTTCGTTAATGAAATCTTTTAACCAAGGAGTAACTGGATATGCCTTAAAAATTTGTACTAATGAGTATCTAGTTTCTGTTTTTGATTGATTTATCATACCGTGTCCTACTAAATCTGGGTCAAATAAAACAGTCTCACCCTTTTTAAGGCTAAATTGTTCAATACTACCTGCAAGATTAAACTGATAGATAAAATCTTCACTCTCAGTCAATGCTGTAACGGCTCTGAGCCTAAAATCATCATTAGTTTTTGCATTTATATTGTTATCATCCGTATGGATAGGAATAGTCTGTCCTGGTTCTTGTTTGTGTACTCTAATTCTGGTAGTTTCAAACTCAAAAAAATCTATTAAAGGTTTACATAATTTATAATATTTAGTAAATCTAAAGTCTTCAGGATGCTCTACTGGTTTATTTCTATAGAAGCTATGGATACCTCCATCATTACTCTTAATTGACACCGCATCAACGTTTCCGGCTAAGTCATAATCATCATGGCCTTTGAAGGCTAAATTGTTGAGCCAAGAATTATCTATTTTAATTTTAGTCTTGGCGATTATAAGCATCTAAGTAATCCTTAAGTCTTTTACCTTCAACTGGGCGATCTAAATAGTCTTTACCTAAAATCCACATATTAGGATTTTTATCATTTAATTGATTAATCCAGTTTTCATAACAAATTTTTACTCCACTAATACCTCTCATATACTGGGCACCAATAGTATGAAAAGCGTTACTCCACCAAATCACGGATTCTTCTTCTGAAGTAACCAGAGAAGTAACTTTTTCTGGATTTTCACATACATCCATAGGAATATAGGAATGCTTTAAAGTTTTATACCTATCCCAGTGTTCTTTTATTTCCTTTTCAGATCCCCACCAACTAACTTCTCGTTCCCATAGTTGTTTTCTAGATAAATGCTGCGTCTCATTACCTCCGGTTTCATCAATCCTATATTTTCTCTGTGCATATTCTAAGAACCTAGGGTAATCTTCACCGTTCCATTCTTTGATTAATAGTTTTTTAAAAGCCAATGCGGGCTTACTATAATCGTAATATACTACTTCACAATCATCTGTAAAATCGTATTTATGTAGAATCATATTAGGCTTAAAGCTAGCAGCTACTGCATATAATTTTTTTATTGGTTTTTCTATGGTTACGTATTTTAAATCTGAATAATTCTCAGTATTCCAAAAAAATACACAATTTTGTGCATAATTTGCTATGTTAGTAATCCAAGAAAGCTGATGTTCTAGTTCTGCAGCACTAGCTTGTGGGTATATAAATTCTTTGTATCCTCTGATTTTCGGATGAAAGTTATAAACGGTTAAATCGTTCGCTAAACTGGTATTGATGAAGTTCCAACCATCAACAAGTGGTGTACATACAGTAAGTTCTTCTGAAGGCTTCAAAGAAAGAGGTGTATAGTCGTGATGAATATCTTTAGCGTGTCTTATAGCTTTTACTAATGTTTCTTTTTCTGATGATTTATCACCGAATACAGGTTTATCAAACTTTTCATAATATTTTAGATTAACTAACATACATTGTTTATGAAGACCATAATAACCTTGTTCTCCCGTAGGGTTATTAACATTTTTCTTATTTTTATCCATAATATGCCCAGTAATAAAAAAATCTTGTTTTTTCATCCATTGTTCTAGGAAATAGAAAAAATGAACATCTTTAATTATATGTCCTACTGATTGTACTATACAGTAATCTACATTGTGTGTTAGTGCTTCATCTAGTACATCATTAATACTTTCTTTTACTATTATAGGACCAAAGTATTTAAATCTTGTAAAAAACTCTGTTATTTCTTTATTCTTTTCTGCTTGCGTAAGGTTATGAGACATACGTGTGTCATCATATATACCTACTACATAATTTTTATTTTTACCCATAATTCTTTTCATAACTTCTTATCACTAACTCTTCAAATTCTTTTGACTTTATACCGTGTATAATTATGTGAAAACGATCTTCATTACTTTTGTTCACATATGCATGAGTATTACCAACATCTAATAAAAAAGCCTTTCCTGGTGCAAAAGGGACATACCCAGCATGTCCTTTCATTTTCATATGACATCCTTCAGGATGATTTAGTGCCATATTAATAGGAGAAAGTTTTTGATCAAAGGTATCGATGTGAGGAGTGATAAAACCCCCAGGTTCTAATAACATAAACCTAACTCTAAAATAACTTTTATATGGAAAAACATTTTTAAAAAAATTAGTAGTTACAGGACATAAATCAGCTATCTCAGTCCATTTATAGGGGCATTCTTTATTAGAAGTATAACCGTACTGTTCATAATGATTAGTTTTTTCGGGAGCAATACCGTGAATACAGATACTCCTCCAGCCTTTATGACGATAAGCACCTTGTCCGTCTTCGTCTCTATGCCTTACTAATAGGGGTTTAATAGCTTTTGCCTCTTCATACATTTCTTCGTATGGATACTCGATATCGAGTTCTAACCAAGGGAGATTACTTTCATTAACAATCCAATTAAAATCAGTCATATAAATCTAACAACTCCTCATCAAAAGCAAAACTCGTTCCACAACCACAGGATGCTCTTGCTCCAGGGTTTTCTACTGATAATTGTTTATTCATA